CTTCCTTCATCGAACGCTTGGTGGCGCTGATGTCAGACTCGGCCCGGTTCTTCGCTTGGCTGACAGCAAACTGCTCATTGCTGCCAGCAAGCTGCCGGTACTTCTTATTTTCATCTGCCAGCATGTTAGCAAGACGAAGAGCTTCGTCCCGCTCCTTAGCGGCAGCCTCTTTAGCGCGGCGCTCGGAATGCGTCTTAAAGGATAGTTCTTTAATCCGCTTCTTTACATCATCGCTATAGCGAGAAATCTCTGAATCGGCGACATTGATGTCGTCGTCGTTGGCTGTGAACTCGGGGGCAAGCGGCCTGCCGCGATCAGCCTCTGGAGTGTCATCGACAATCTCGATCTCAAAATCGATATCATCATCACCGGTTTTTTCTTTGTCGGTCATGCGCGTGCAACTCCGCGAGGATCATCAACCACAGCCTCAACCGTGTCGTCATTGATCAGACGAAATTCCCGACCATGAATCTTGACGCGAGTGCCGCTGTAAGCGCGAAACACAACCCAATCTCCAACCTTGCACCAAGGCCCAGTGGGAAACTTTTTTTCATCCCCGTAAGCCATAGGCCCGGCCTTTAGAACAAAACCCACGACAGTTGCAAGGGTTTCGTTATTACGAACTTGTTCCGGTAGATAAACACCACCGTCAGTCTTTTCTTCAAGTTCAGGCAGGGCAATTAAAAGCTTAAAGCCAGAAGGATCGGGAAGCTGTGTTGCGCCCCTCACTTCTCCATCCGGCATCTTGATATCGACGTTCAGCATATTAGCCCTTCGGCACACTGTTAGGGTCGTGTGATACCCAGCACCCACTATGGGCGATTAGTCTTCCTCGCTCAGCTTGTCAGCTAGATCGAGCAATTCTCTTTCGGCCTTTGCCAGCCCTTCAATAATACCAGTGTGGTACTTGTAGTCGGCCCAGTCCGATGCGCCGCCGCCAGCAACGTGGTCAGCGTGTTCATTCATGATATCACGAAACTTTTTACGCAGATACTCAAACGAATTATCGGTGACGGGTTTCATCAACGGCCCTTCAGAATATCTGCGCTAGTTCTCATAGCCTCAAGTCTAATCTTTGCATTGCTAATGTCAAGGTCTTGGTCATTGACTTGTTTTTGCGAAGAGGCTTTAATCCCAGCATTCATGCCAGCAATCCGTTCTTGAGATGCAATGCGCTGCATTTCAATTTGCTGTTGCTGTTGACGAAGTTGGATGTCAGCCTGATCTTTGGCCTGTTTGCGTTGAACTTCAGCCTGCTTATTCTTCATGTCCATCATCTGCGCCTGGACAACAGGGTCTTGCATTTGCTGCTGGTTCTGTTGCTGCTGGGCCTCTGCTTGGTCTTTCTGAAGTAAGCGCTCGGCAGCGTCAGCAATCAGCTTCGAGAGAGACACCTCGATGTCTTCAGGCAGATGTTCGTCAGGCGGCGGAAGCTCAACGCCAAGCTGCTTTTCGATTTCCTTGCGATACTGGAAGCCAATGTGTTCAGCAATATGAGCCATGGCGGCGGCCTGCATTGGCCCAGCCTGGGGGGATTGCCCAACAAGCTGCATGATCTTCGGGTCTTGCATGGCCGACATGTGGACTTTGATGTGGGCTTCGTGATCTTGATACAAGAAAGCCTTAACGGGTTTGCCCGAAAGAATTGCCATGTTCTCAGACACGGGGTCGAGCGGCTTCTTGTCTTTCTCAGACGGGATGATCTTGCCTGGGTCTTGAATGCCCAGCACAACCAGCATTTGCCGGTGAAGCTCGGGCAGATCATACATCTGCGGGGCCTGGGACGCCAACTGAAGCGCTGCTTGATATTGTACCACACGCTGAGACAGAGAGGCCGCGTTCGGGTCAGTGACTGGAATTACATCAATGCGACCATCGTAATCATCTGTGCGGTTAGCGCCTGGATCAGTCTCGTAGTCGTAGTCTCCCTGCATGTGGGTTTCGATGATATCCACCAGAAGGTCGAGTTCCTTCTTCATGGACGCATGAAGCCGGGCCTGCACCGCAGACATAACCTTCATTGCCCTCTCCATGAGGGCCAGGGTGGTTCCCACCGGAGCCTGCTGGTTGGCATCGCCAATCTGGAGGTCAGCAATAGAAGCGAACCTACGGCCTTCCTCGACTAGGTTGCCCAGCAAAGATGCGAGAACTTGAGACGGCTCCTTGTAGGGCAGGAACGTAATGCTGTCCCGAATGGCTCCTGAAGGAACATCCACGTCGCGGAACTCACCCGGCATCAGCGGCGTGCTGTCGCCCTTGATACGCAAGCCACGGGCTTTAAGGCCCGCAGGAAGGTTTGATAGGGTGCCCGCATCAACAAGCTGGCGCAGGATTGAGGTAGCAGACTTAGCGATACCACCAACGAGATGGATCAAACCAAACGAATAGAAGCCAAACCCTGGGATATAATCATACTGAACGAAGTGCTGACGCTTTAGCTTTAGTTCATCGTCTTCCCGCCAGTTGCGGTAGATGGAGAGAATCTTTCCGGTGGATTTTTCAACCGTGACAACATACGGCAGAGCAATTCCGGTTGGTTCCCCGTCCTTGCCCAAATCTTCATACCCAGGCAAATCCAAGTCAACGTGCATCTCAAGGAGGACATGGCGGTCATCGGTATCCGTTAGCTCTTCACCAGAGAGTTTGTCTTTGATTCTCTGGATTTCGTTGCGGTCAGGGACGGGGGAGGAAAGATCAACGTCACGGTAGAAGCCCATGACTTGCAGTTTGCGGATTTCGTTGGGATGCTTCCGCATAATCTGCGTGTAGCGGTTGGCTGTCTGGAGATCAGACGCGCCATAAGAGACAACGAAATCTTCAGCCGGTACATAAATTGCGGCAGGCCGACCGAGTGTCGGGTCGAAGTAGACCTTCTTGAACGCCGCACCCGACAGGGGCAAGGCAAACAAGAGGCGCTCATGCTCGCCACGATACTCAGACATCTTCTCGGTCAGGAAGTAGTTAAGGTCGTCCTTAACGCGCAGAGCCTGACGCTCGCGCTCGGGGGATGTGCGACCAACGATCTTGGTCCTGACAGGGCCGCCAGCAGGGAACGTCTCCATGATGGCCTGCGACTGGAACCGCACAGCGGCTTCAGACAGGATTGGATGGAACACACCACATGCCCCAGGCCAGGGGCTTGAGCGGTCTTCTATCTTCAATCCAAGAAGGTCCAGGCCCTTCTTGTAGGTCTGCTCCCAGTCATTGCGGGAACTGTTGTCAGACTCAAAATCATCCAGCAGATCGCGGCCTAGGTTGCCTAGTTCTCGCTCATCCATATGGTCCGCGAGGTTGGCATCAAAGTCCGGCTCCATCATCTCGGACAGTTCAGGACCAAGGATTACAATTGCCCCGCCATCTTCGGTGGCAAAAGAGACTGCGTCCGGGTTGACGATCTCGATCTCCAGGCCAGGGCCGGTAGACTCGCCAATTCCGCTAAGAGCTTTATCAACAGCCACTGTTCAGCCTTTCAATAATAATCCGCGCGGTGGCGAACGACTTTTTCGTCTTCATCGTAATCCGATGGTAAACGAACAAAACCACCTTGCCTATACCTCATCAGAGCCATAATCACCGTGTCAACATAGTCGTCATGAGCGCCATTTGGAAATGACGCGCATTCTTCAACAACTTCGTCAGCCCACCGCGTTTCTGGACACCAAACCATACCAGAGGCAAACATATCAGTGATACTGTTTGCTCGCATGATTTTATCGCCAGATGCGCGCGTTGGAGTAAAATCTGATACTGGGATATCCATTTGCCTTAACTCATGGATCAAAGGCAAGCCTGAAGCTTTGCCCTCAATCAAGAATGAGTCTGGCTGCCATTCATCGTAGAGTTCTTTTGCCCTGGCCTTCAGCGCGGGGAACTCCATTCTTTCCTTAAAAGCATCAAGTAGGATTATATTGCTCTGCGACAAGCCGCTCTCGTCTTCTTTATCAAAGATGCCCCAGACATTGAAGGCGCTGTAGTCTGAGCGGTTGTTCTTTGTGTAGGCGGTGTCGGCCGTGATGATGACATACTCATAAGCGGGTGGGCTGTTTTTCTGCCAGCGCCTCCACCATTCGCGCTTAAGGATT